AGCCTTGTCTAGGAGGAAGCCTGACAGGTCCTTGACATGCCAGCGGGTGTTGACGAGGATGATCCGGGAATCGGGCAGTTTACGGGAGCGGAAGCCAGGACCGTACCAGTTGTTGACTCGTTCGCGCTCGGCGTCGGACTTGGCGGTCTGTTCCGAGAGGGGGTCATCGAGGATGCCCAGATTGAAGCGGTAGCCGGCGATGGACTTGCCCGCGCCTGCCGGGAGGAAGGAGCCACCAGCCGTCAGCTTCCAGCCGGTGACGCCCGACATGTCATCACGGATTAGGACGCCGGGGAAGATTTCGAGGTATTCGGTGGAGCGGACGAGATCGCGGATGCGGCCCGAACACTCGACGGCCTTGTCGGTGGTATGTGAAATCCACATGACGCGCCAGGTCGGGTTGCGCCCGAAGGACCACGCGGCGAACAGCATGAGGAGGACGGACTTCATGGAGCCGGGAGGCAGCGCCAACATGAGGCGAGGGACGGAACCTTCCTCAACGTCGGCCAGCGTGGCGGCGATGGCTTGGATGTGACGACCATCGCGGTAGTCATTGCCGTCGAGCATAAGGTTAGCTAGCAGCTTGACGAAGACGTAGAAGTCGTCGCGGGCTTCGATAATGGCCTTCTGTTGAAGGGCCTCTGCTAGCTCTGCCTTAAGCTGAAGGAGAGCGTCCGAATTAGTTGATGCGGAGTTTGCGCTCAAGGTCCGGCTCTGCATCACGCAGGATAGCGGTCAGTTCGCTAATCCGCGTATCAAGTTCTTCCTTGGAGTGGACAGTCCGGTGGACAATTTCCTTCTTGTCTACGAACATGCCCAGATACTTGGCAAGGTTTTCCATGGCGCGGTTAGCATTGGTGAAGTCACCTGTCTGCATGGCCGCCGTGGCAATGTCGTTGAACCATTTAACGACGTCTTCGATATTGATTTTCATGCGGGCTTTCTCCTCGATTTCGAATGCGGTTACTAGATCGTGGAAGTGTGGGATGGCTAGGTTCTTGTTGGCGATACGAAGCAATATGTTGTAGTTGCCACTGTCGTATCCGGCGAGACGGGCTGCGCCGCACTTGTTGGTCCGACCGTTGATGGCGTACTGGCGGGCGAACTCGACTTGCTTGGGCGTCAGGTTCTTAAAGCGTTCGACTTTGTCCCAATGCGCCTGCCACGTCTCGCGGAGTTGATCCTTGATGGAACGGATCGCCTCCACGTGTTGTTTGGTGACGACGCGCTTGGGCTGGTGGATGTTGAGTTCCCGCAGTTCGCGACGGTACTTGCGCTGACGCATGCCTTGGGAGGGGCGGTTGGGCTTGCGCGCACGATCCGCCTTCTCCTTTCGCACAAGATGGTCTGGCTTGGGCTTCGTCGAAACTTTGGGAACGTAAGGTTCGTCTTCACTCATGCTGGTGCCGTCTCTTCCTCGTCGACGCGAACAATGGAAATGCGGGACCGGCCCTTCTGATTGTTGCTGCCCGAACGGCCTGCGCTGTAGAAGCGGAGACCGTGCCGTTCCAGAGCGGGCCGGATACGGCGCAGTTCAGCAGCAAAGCTATGCGAGGTCTGAGGCAACTTCTCGCGGGGACCAATGTTCATCTCCAGTTGACCGATAAGGTCCGAGTAGGTTCCGGAGAACTCCTTTTGCTTTTCCATCATTCGCAACATAGCCGAGGCCATCCCATGGAACTCAAGCATGTGGCTCTCGGCGGCTGAACGGTTGCGCTTGTAGACTTCCATGAGACGGCCTTCGGGCCACCCGAAAGACTTCTCGGCGGCGACGGCCCACACGGCAAAGGCAGACATGCGCGGCTTTTCAGCTAGCACTACATTACCATAGTTCTGCGTAGCAATCAATGCGGCGTTCATAAGGGAGCCCAACAACTTGGCATGGTTAGCGTGAAAGGCGTCCCAGAACTCACTGTCATCGCGACGATGGCGCGGGTCGATGCGTGGCAGATGCACATGGATGGAGCGGTCAACAAGGTCGCCGCGCTCGACGACATCGGGGATGCCGTTCATGGCCACGGGGCGACAGACGCGGACTGCGGACTCCTCCGCATTGGTATAGAGGGCACGACCACCTTGCGCCCCGGTGCCGGTGCTGATAACGCAGAGCGCATCAGACATCTTGTTGGAGATGTGCGAGACATTGTCGTAGGCGAGGATGAACGAGTTGCGGACCATGGCTTGCAGGTCGCGCTGATCCTCGGGCGGGGTCCGCATGTCGAGGGCATGGGGATCAATGATACGGCGCATGAGGCGCAGGATGGTGGACTTGCCAGAGCCCTGTTCGCCGGAAATGGTGAGGACGGGGTAGGGGCCTTCGGGGCGGAGGCAGCCGAGAAGCCAGGCGACGAGCAGCATGAGAGTGTCGTCGTCGGCAGCCACGAACTGCTTGAGAAGGATGGGGAACTCGGAAGCGGGAACGGAGAGGTCAGGGTCGACGAGGGGCAACATGCCTGCGCCACGAAGCATACGGATGTGGGTGGGGCCGCCCGGCACGCGAGTAATGCCGTTGGCGCTGATGTGCCATGCGTCGTTAGCATCGTTGCCGATGTCTAGGTAGAGATCGCCTAGCTTACCGCCGACGCGAATGTAGTCCTTGACCTTCTGGCCCTTCGAGCGAACCCAATGCGAGAAGTAGGTTTGGGCGGCAGCGAACAGGTCGCCGTTGGGAAGGTGGCCCGCCGTGTCCACGCAGAATGCTGAGAACCAGCCACGGAAGTCGCAGTGACCGGCAGGCGTGACGGACAGGGTACGACGGATGCCCGCTTCGGTGTAATCGAGGAAGAGACGCCCGTCTTCAGTAGTCCACGGCGTAAGGTGAAGCTTCGCGTCGTTGAGAAGTTGGACGCGGTTGATCTTGTCGCTCATGGTTGCTCCTTGGCTAGGAGCCCATCCTATACCGGGTGAGGAAGGGTTGCAACATAGATTCTCACCTTCCTCACCTACGCCTCGGTGATGCGGAAGTTCGTGTTGTTTATGAAGTTTAGGATAGATACGAGTACCGCATTGATAGAAGTAATGGCCGCACTGTTAGTAGCGCCTGTTGCAGACGCAGCACTAACCCGGATTTCAAGGGCCGACACTACATTGTTTGTAGAGGTGAGCGCAGCCGAAACTGCATTGACTTGGATTTGTAGGCTAGACACAAATGCGGAGACAGTATCCACCCGCACAACTAGCGTGGATACGTTTGCCGAAACAGAACTAACGCGCACCTCTAGTGTAGATACGGCGTTGTTTGTAGAAGTAAGTGCTGTGGAAACGGTATTGACTTGAATTTGGAGTGTAGATACAGACGCTGCAACGGTGTTGATAGCGACTTGCAAGGCCGATACTGAAGCCGAGACTTGCGAGATTGCTACGGCATTGGAGGAGGCCAGCGCGGAAACGGCGCTGACACGAATCTCTAGGGCACTCACCACGTTGTTCGTGGAGGTGAGCGCCGCAGACACGGCGTCAACTTGAATTTGCAGGGCGGATACCGAGGCAGAGACAGCGGCCACCCTAATGTCTAAGGCGGAAACCAACACCGATACCGCGTTCACTTGGGTTTGGATTGCCGATGCGCGGGCAGACACCGTACTGACGCGGATTTCTAGCGCGGAAACTACGTTGTTGACAGAGGTGATGGCAGCCGTGTTTGTCGCACCGGTAGCGGATGCCGCGCTAACCCGGATTTCTAGAGCCGACACCACATTGTTTGTGGAGGTCAGGGCCGCTGAGACAGTGTTGATTTGGAGTTGGAGTACTGAGACAGAGGCGGAAACTGCCGCGACCCGAATGTCCAACGATGAAACTAGCACCGAGACGGCATTGACCTGGGCCTGAATTGCGGAGGCTCTCGCAGAGACGGTGCTTACCCGGATTTCGAGGGCAGACACCACATTATTGGTCGACGTAAGGGCCGCCGACACGTTATTCACTTGGATTTGAAGCGCCGAAACGAAGGCCGAGACGGACGTAAGTCGTACATCAAGAGCAGACGCACGAGCCGACACAGTGCTTACGCGGATTTCTAGGGCGCTGACGACGTTGTTGACAGAGGTGATAGCTGCCGTATTGACGGAGGTCGCGGCGGAAACAAGGCCAACGCGAATCTCCAGCGCCGAGACACGCGGTTCTAGAGCCGCTAGAGCAGAAGCATCAATATTGGCAAGCACCGAATTGATACTGGAGATGGAGGCTTGGACAGCCAACATCTGAATATTAAGTACAGAAACAGACGCCGAAACACTCTCAACACGTACTGTGAGAGCAGACACAACATTATTGACGGAGGCGATGGCTGCTTCATTAACGGAAATAGCAGCAGAGACGGTATCGACGCGAATGTTCAGCGCATCTACTACATTGTTAGTAGAGGTGATGGCAGCAGCGTTGTCGGAAACTTGCGCTGAAACTTGGTCGAGACGCGCGGAAATAGCAGAAACGTCGGTTGAGATGTTGCTAGCAGCAAAAACACCAAGCAGTGATACGGTGGTCTGGAGAGTACCGCCGTTCTGGACAACCGGCACCAACTCGTCGCCTGTAAGGGGACCGGCAGTTGTAAGCTGCGAAATCTTAGTTGCCGTTGCCACAGGAGTTACCCCTTATGTGTGTCTAGAAAGATAACTCTGCAAGTTGCCAACGAACTTCTTGGTGCCGATGTGGGCGCATGTCATGCGCGGGTCGAGCCAGCAATCGAAGCCTAACGCATTAAGCTTACGGAACATGCTAACGTCTTCGCTGTAAAGTTGCCCATCAACGATTTCGACATTGCAGATCATGCGACGGACCCTGCCCTCATTATGATATTCAGGGCTGTTGTCCCACAACGCCCGCAACGCCTTGCGGGAAAGCTTGACGAAGCCGGTGCCCAAACTTTCGCACTTGATAAGGCCGTTGGGATGGACGGTTAGATCCGAAGTCTTGAGGACATAGATTTCAGCGTCGTCGGTCTTCTTGCGAGCGGTGCCGCCCACAACGTCTTCGGGGCGCGCCAACAACTCCATGATCCAGAGCGGGTTCCACTCCATGTCAGAGTCGATGAAGATGAGCGCGTCGTACTCGCCCTCGATGGCCAGCGCGATCAAGTCATTGCGAGCGCGTTGGACAAGGGCGTCATAGGACATGAAGACGGGATGGATGAAGACGTTGCTGGCTTGCGCCACACGAACCGTATTCACCAGAGACGTCGTGTACCAGACGTCCAGCTTCCCGTCATGAGCGGGTGTAGCGATCAGGACTTTCAAGCAAGATGCGCCTTACCGGCAGCGATAGCCGCATCCACCGCCGCCATGTCTTCGTCAGTCCAAAAATCCTTGGCGCGCATCAACTCAAGGTGGGCGACGTTGCGCTCAATGATGTCGCGGTCATCGGGCAGTTCGCCCGCAATGATGGCATTGATGAGCCACACGCTGTCGCCCATAGCCCGGTAGTGCTGGGCAATTTGTTCCGGGGTTTCGTCAGCCACATCAGGCTCCTTTGATCTGAGACTTGAGAGCTTCGACCTCTGCGGCCAACTCCTGAATAGCTTTCACCAGAACCGGAATCAGCTTGCCGTAGGCGGCTTCAAGGCGCTCCGGATTGCCGGTATAGACAAGGCCGGGAATCTCAATACCCATTGCCTGCTGCACCGCTTGGAGATCCTGCGCGATAAATCCGGTGTCAGGAATACCGATTTTGCCGCCGTCTCGCATAGCCCAATCAAACTTGACAGGGCGCAGGCCCTGCACAAAATTAAGGCCTGCCGCCAAATCAGAAATGCGAGTCTTGTCGCGCGCGTCAGACAGACCCGAAATCGTCGTTATTTGGCAGCGCAGCGCTGCAATGCTGGAGTTGCCCAACGTAATCTCGTTGGCGGCGGTAGCAGAGGAGGCAGCGGCGTTGTAGCCGAGGATCATATTGTTAGAACCGGTCGTCAGGTCGTTAGTGCCAGAAGAACCTGCCTGACTGCCAAGGATCGTATTCTGTGTGCCGGTAGAAATCTTGTCGCCAGCATGGTAGCCGACAGCGGTATTATCAACACCGGTGGTGTTGAGAATTAAAGCCTCAAAGCCGATGCCGGTGTTGTTGGTGCCGATGGTGTTAGCACCTAGGGCGTTTGAACCGACTGCTGTGCTATTAGCGCCAGTGGTGTTAGCATCCAACGCGCCCTGTCCAACAGCAACCAGACTGCTGCCCGTCGTGTTCACCAGTAGAGCGTTTAGGCCGATGCCGACGTTACCACTGGCGGTGGTGTTGGCGCCGAGGGCACCGGAACCCATCGCTACATTATTTGAGCCGGTAGTGTTGGCGTCCAACGCTTGAAAGCCGACAGCAGTATTGTTAGTCCCTGTTGTATTAACTCCCAAAGCAGAAAAGCCGACAGCCGCGTTACTGCTGCCTGTAGTGTTGCTGCCAAGAGCTTCTGTTCCTACAGCTACATTTTCGTTAGCCGTAGTATTTGCGTTGAGAGCGTTCTGTCCTACAGCAACATTCCTAGACCCTGTGTTGGCGCCCAGTGAACTTCTACCCACAGCCGTATTGTTGCTTCCGCTTATGTTGGCATCAAGAGCATTACTACCTAGGCTGGTGTTCCCGGTTCCCGTAGTGTTTAAAAGACCGGCGTTTTGTCCAATACAAGTATTTTCCAAACCTGTACTATTTGCACTAAGTGCAGAAGACCCAACAGCAGTATTACCAGTCCCTGTAGTATTAGCATCAAACGCGGCATAGCCGACTGCCGTGTTTCCTGTGCCGGTAGTGTTCAGCAGACCGGCTTGATAGCCAATGAAGGTGTTGTTGACGCCAGTGGTGACGTTACCAGCTTGATAGCCGAGCGCCGTCTCAAACGGAGTTGCGGAGTCGGTCTGGCCCAAAAGAGAACCGCCACCTGCGACGGATGTGAAGGAAAGGATGTTAGAGCCGTTGGTAGTGAGGACCTGCCCGTTGGTGCCGTCTGCGGCAGGAAGGGTGTAGGTCACGGAACTGACGCTGGTAGGCGCTACAAGGCCGACAAAGCCTGTGGTTGCGCCACGGAACCGAACGCCGCCCAGCACATTGATGCCGGGGCCGGTGCCCGTCTGGGTGATGCTGACTGCTGCCACTGCCGAACTGACCGACACGTTCACCGGGACCACAGTATCCAGCCCGCGCACATACGAGGACAGCACGGACACCTCAAGACTGCGGGAGGCGGCGTTCTGATTGATTTCAAACTGGTTTGTAGCCGAGACGGCAACCGCCGTCGTAAGCTGGGAAATCTTGAATGTCGGCAAGAGAGCTACTCCTCTTTAGCGCAAAAGTATAGCATACATTGACAATACAGTCAAGATATGCCAGCCACCCAGTAGCCCTTCAGCTAGGGTCTTCGTCATCTTCCTCGTCCTGATCCCCGAATACCGCGTCAAATGCGGTGTCGACCATGCCCTTTACAAGGCTTGTTGAGAAGGGTACCGCCGTAATGCCGAAGGACCCCTCAGTTTCCCACGCAATCAGGACGGCGCGAGGGGATTTGGACAGTACCTTTGTGACTGTCTCCAAGACTTTGCGGTCAATGTCCGTAGATTCTAGGAAGTTCTGGACAGCCTCGTCGCGGTCGCTGGACACGGCACGCCTTACTCCTCAAGTTCGTCTAGAAATCCTTCGAGAGGGTCGGCATCCTCGTCTTCCTCGTCCTCGGCCTCCTCGGCCTCCTTGATTTCCTCGATCAGTTCCTTGGCAGCCGCCACAGCGTCCGCAAGATTGGTGATCTCGAACTCTTCAAGGTAGTCCGGCTCGTCATCGTCCGAAGTTACCGTGAAAATCCACACGCCATCGTCGTATTCGACCGTAAACTGCATGTCAGGGTCCTAAAAAGAAGGGCTGATAGGAATACTACCCTACCAGCCCCCATAAATCAACTGTCTTTAGTCCTTGCGGTTAGCTTCCTAAGAATGGACGCTTTCTCCTCTTCCGAATAAAGCCTCCATTGAGCGATTTCTTCAAGAGTACGGCCACAGCCAACGCAATAATTACGATCAGCAGGGCCAAAAAGCTCACATATTCCACGGCAGGGGCTCCTTACCTTACCTGATGGGGCAGGCCCCGGTCGCGCACTCGCTTCCGGTGTCAATTTCGAACTCCTGTTCGTCCTTTTCAGCCTGCTGACACGTCATGCACCCGCCATCC